TCCAGACGGGGGGCAGTGGCTCCCGGTGGAGAATTTCAACTACCGCGACAAGACGAAGCCGAGATCACGCTGCAAGGCGTGTGAGAGCCATGCGAAAGGGTCTGAAAACCTTGTCAAGCTCTCGAATCTCTACCTCGGCAACATCGATCACATCGTCAACCGGCTCGGAGTGATGGAAGCCGCAAGGCGATTGGAGATTTCACAGGCATCGCTCTGGAACATCCGCAACAAGCGCGTGCGCAAGCTGAAGGCGAGAACCGCCAGAAAGATCCTCCTGCTCGTGAAAGCCCTCAACGAGACGGGCGAAGTCCGGCACAAGAAGTCGATCAAGCACGGAGCGGCGATGCGAGGACGCCCGGAGCGCAAGGTGAAATCGAAGAAGGACTTCTACAAGACGACGGGCGACCTGGAGAACGAGCAGCACAACAACTGGCGCAAGCGCAAAGCTGCTTAACTGATTTCACCCCTGTCGAATTCGACGGCGAAAGAGGTGGTGTCGAGAACTGGCTGGCCGAACAACTGCCACGGGGATAAACCCCCAACTCGTTGCCAGACACGAACACAGGCATAATCGGGAATGTCATCCCTCGTCTCCTCGAACGACGGGCTGGCATTTTCGGGCTGGCCGGGCCGGGTCTTCGGATCCGGCTCGGTTTTTTCCCATATGCTTTTCAGCTTCTTCGCGCCTCGTCAGGATCTTGTCGCCAGTATCGACACGCAAAGGCCGTACTTCACCGGCTAAGAAGGAAGGCCGGGCCACTTTTTCATCTTTGAAATCACTCGCCCGTCCCGACCTCTGGGCGGACGGTATGGACTTGAAGGTGGACGGGAAGTCTTTCAGCCTGGAGGGTCGTGAGTACGTCCAGGACGTGATCCGTGACTACTCGCCGGAGATCATCATCCCGAAGGCGGCGCAGATGGCGTTCACGGTCACGTTCCTGACGAAGAGCCTCCATTCGGTGATCGAGCGCAGGTTGAACGGCCTCTACCTGCTGCCTGTGAAAACCGGGGCGATCCCGTTCGTGCAGGCCCGGATCGACCCGATCATCGACTCGAATCCCCGCCTTTCCGCCCAGTTCGCCTCGGTAGACAACCGCCTCCACAAGCAGACCGTCGATGGCGTCAACCTCTATATCCGAGGGACGAACATCAAGCGCGAGCTTCAGGAAGTCCCCGTCGATTTTGAAATCTGGGACGAGCGCGACCACATGGTAGAAGAGAACCTGTCCGATGCGCGCCATCGCATGGATGGATCCGTCTACAAGCGGATCGTGATCTTGGGAACGCCCACGGTCGAGGGTTACGGCGTTTACGCCGATGACGCATGGGACTACTCGGATCAGCACAGGTGGGAGATTCCCTGCCCGGGCTGTGGGCGTTTCCAAGTCCTGAATTTCAACGACTCGTCTCTGCCCTATTCGAATCTCCTCCTGGGGGACAAGGCCGACGAGTGCGTCCTGGAATGCCCCTGGTGCCACCACGATTTCACCGACGAGGAGCGGCCTGCCCTCAACGCGGAGGGGCGCTGGCAGCCGTACAACCTGAACGGGACGATCCGGGGCTACCACATCAACCAGTTCAACTCGCCCACTCAGACGCTCCGTGAAATCATGACCGACTATTTCAAGGGAGCGCGAGATCAACGCAAGCTCCGCAGCTTCTGGAACCAGAACATGGGCAAAGCCTGGTCTGCTGCGGGCGACCGAATTACACCGGAACTGCTCGACAAGCTGAAGCAGCCGGGCTACGTGATGGGCGGTATTCCCAACTCCTCGATTTCACTCGGCATCGACATCGGCACGCAGATGCACGTCTGGTGCTGGCACTTCGACGCCTACAAGCGGAAGATGCTCTGGAACATCAAGATTTTCACGGACTGGAACGCGCTCGACAAGTTCCTCGGCTCGCTCACTTCCTGGGTCGGCGTCATCGACGCACACCCGGAGAAGAGCAAGGCGTACGACCTGGCTCTGAAATATCACGGCAAGCTCTGGATCGGCTTCTCCGACGAGCGGCCTGCTGCGCACGAGATGGCTGCGTTCAGCACGATGAAATACGGAGAACCTGGCTACGTGACCATCGACAAGACGATGGCGCTCGACAATTTCATCCAGGACATGATGAACGGGATCATCATCTTCCCGCCCGAGGCGAGGGATCTGGGTGAGAACATGCCGGGCAAGCCGTACAACGGCCTCTACCATCAACTCACCCAGATGGTGCGCGTGGAAGAGGAAAACACACGCGGAAACCTGATCGCCCGCTGGAAGAAGAACAACAACGCCGACCACTGGCACCACGCGGGCATGTTCGCGACCGTGGCGACTGAAAAAGCTCCGCAGCTTGCGATTCCCGCTTCGCTCTCGGCTGCGATGAATTCGAACCTCGTGAGGAGTACCTGATGCCCGATCTCTACCACAAGAGTCCCGAAGGCGCGAGGCGCGAGCAGGAGCGTGAGAAGCAGCGTCAACGCGAGCAGAAGCGCATTCGGATGAAATATCGCAAGGGACTGCGGCTCGACAAGGATCTCATCCCCGGCGAGGCGAAGCACCTGGAGGACATGTGCGTCGTCATGAAATTGGCCGGATATTCGAAGACGCAGATCGTCGGCATCACCGGCCTCTCGCTGCCGCAGGTCAACGACGTTTTCGCTCTGCCGGGCGTAGCCGAACGACTCGTCTACCTGCGCGCGAATCTCACCCAGGCGGCCTTGGATCTCCTCCAGGGCTACCAAGTCGAAGCGATCCAGACCATCGTTGACATCATGCGGACGGGTATCGATGACAAGATCGTCCTCCAGGCAGCCGGTGAAATTCTCGACCGCTCCGGCCTCGTCAAGGCATCTCGCCAAGAGCGGTTGCAGGTCAACGAGCAGCGCACGGTTTTCACAGACGACGGCATCATCGAGAAGCTGCGGGAGGCGTCTCCGGAAGTCCAAGAGCGTGCTGCGACGATGATCGAAGACCTGGAGCAGCTTCTGGAGAAGAACATGGCTCCGACCCGCACTGAAAACGGGAAGCCGGTCAAGAAGAAGCGATGATGAAAATACTGGCGAAAATCGGAGAGCAGGTCACGGATCTCACCCGTTCGCTCTGGCCGATCTCGCTCGGAGGCACGCTGCGCTCCTGGGGACGGGTGTTTTCACTCTCGTTCTGGTCTGAGCGCAGACCGCAGACTTCGCAGGTCAGCTACGGGGTTTGCCGTCAGCTTTATCGGGGCGAGAGCGATATCTGCCTTGGCACAGCGTTTTCAAAGCCGATTGTCGATCTCCAGGTCAGCTTCATCGGGCTTCCCATCGTCAACACTGAAAACGAGAGCACGAACGACTTCCTGAACGAGTGCATCCAGACCTATTGGGTCGCTGCGATTCAGGAATTGCTCAGGGACTCGCTGCGTGACTCGAAGACAATCGTGCGCGTCCGCAGGCCGGACATTCTCGACCCGCTGATGACTCTCGATGAGGCGGAGCACTGCACGCTTGAAATCGTGCCTCCGGAATTCGTCCAGATCGAGCGTGACCCGAGTAACAAGAACGTGATCAACCAGGCGATCATCACGCACACGATGACGTTCGTCAAGGAGAAAGGAAATCCTGCCGAAGGGCGAGATCCAGTTGTCGAGGAGCACACGGTTCTTGAGATCATCGACCGTGACCAGTACCGCTTCTACGACCAGAACGACAATCAGTGGCTGACGAACCTCCAGGCGGCGAACAAATACAACTTCGTGCCGCTCGAAGAGGTTTACAACGAGTGGGACGCCTCGCTCAATTCCGGCCAGTCCGAGTACGAGTCGGTCTTGCCGTTCATGCAGGCTTTCAACGACGTGCTCAACCAGGGCTTGCAGGCGCACAGGTACCACTCGACGCCGAAGGTCGTCCTGAAATTGCAGGACGTGGCTCCGTTCATCAAGAACAACTTCCCGGAGGCTGTCGATCCGACGACGGGCCAGATCATGCCGCATTCTGAAATCTCCTGGCGCGGACGCGAGATCCTGTTCCTGCAAGTCGGGGACGAGATGCAGTTCTTGGAAGCGAAATCCGTCCTCGGTGACACGAACAACCTGCTCGAATTCCTGATCGACTGCATCTGTATCGCCAGCCAGACGCCGGAGTGGGCGTTCATGCGCGTTGCGGGAGGAACCGCAAACTCCGACCGCAATGCGCAGACCGTCCCGTTCTTGAAGAAGATCGACAAGAAGCGGAGGAATTACGAGCGGCCGGTTCAGAACCTCTTGAAAATGGTGCTCGTGATGAGCAACCTGATCCCCGTTCGAGCGAGACTCGACTGGGAGATGGCGCGTGCTGACGATCTCGTCGTCTACATGCAGGCGTTCCAGCAGCTTGTCATGGGCCTCGAAGTCGCGCTCGACTCCGGTGAAATCTCGAACGAGACGTACATGCGGATGATCAAGCAGTTCCTCCCGGCGATGAAATCCATCTCGCAGGAGAAGAAGGACGCAGACGCCGATCAGAAGAAGGCGATTGACCAGCAACAGAACATGCAGACGGTGAAAGTCCAGCAAGGGCTACCGCCGCCCGAGTTGATGACACGTCCGCGTCAGCCCGGCCCGAACAAGCCTGGCGTTCCGACGAACGTGAGGGCGCAGTGAACGTCCGCAGACACAGCACGAGAACTGGCAGGCGCAAGACGATTCGGATGAAAAAGCGGAAGCTGGGAGGCAAGAATCCTCAGAAGCTCGCGGCTGCGCGGGCGAGGAGACGTAGGAGGAAGTGATTTTCAGTGGCAAAGAAGTGGATAGCCGGTGCGATCAAGAACAAGGGAGCACTCCGTCGCACGGCTGGAGTGAAAAAGGGCCAGAAGATTCCGAAGAGCAAGCTGCGCGCGATGGCGAAGAAGAAGGGCAAGACCGGCCAGAGGGCGAGGCTCGCGCTGACGCTTGGGAAGATGAATCGCAAGCGTGGGCGCAAGCGGACGACATCGACGCGCAAGCGGAGCACGACGAGCAGGAAGAGACGGACAACGAGACGCCGGAGGACGACGAGGAGGCGGAGGTGAGAAGATTTCAAAACATAAGCAACCTCGTTCGGTACAACCGCCTGGTAACAACCGTGGGGAGTCGTCACAGGTCGATAAGCCGAGTCCAACCAAGCCTGGGCTTCTACGGAAGACTCTTGCGTGGTTGAAATTCTGGGATAGGTGAGGAGGAAAATGGCGCAAATCGTTCAGATGCCGCACAATCAGATCAGCCGGGGCAAGGCGATTTTCAAGCCCACGTCGAACGTGAAAGTCGTCCATTCTCCTGCCGGGAAGAAGAGGAAGTGGTGAGATGGCGAGAATCCTGAGAGCAACGAACCCGCAGTCGAAGAAAACGCCGAGAGGCGTGATCATGAACGTGCGTTCTGGCTCCTGGCACGACGAGAGCCAGTTGACGCGGCGGAACGTGAAATCGAAGGCGAGCATTCGTCGGCTGTACGCGCAGGATCCGACGACGAGCAACACGTTCACGCCCGTCTACGACCAGTTCACGAACAACGCCAACCCGCGCTACGACCCGTCGAGGGCACCTGGAGCCGTCCGCAGGCTCGACAGCACGCCCGTCCCGCCGCAGGGAAATCCGAACGCGGGGCACCAGAAGGTCGTGCAGTACAACAACCAGATGCGCACTGGCGGCAAGAGGATCGTCCACTCTCCGGCCGGTGGCTACATCCGCAAGGTGAGCACGGGCTAAGTGAAATGGACGATCTGATCACCGAGGTATTCGACACGGCCGTCGAGATGACGACCGATGCGAATGCCGTCGTCCCGCTCGCTCCTGAAATCGTTGCCCGCGTCACCGAAGGCGACGACGACCCGCGCTTTGCGACGTTCGTGATCGAATCCGGCTGGAGCAAGAGCAAGCGGTTCTGGGGGCCGGAGCTTTTCAGCGACGTGGCTGCGGAGATGAACGGAGCGGCCAACGCTGAGCCGATTGTCGGCTACATGGGGCACATCAAGGACGAGGACGATCCGTACGTGTTCCCTGAAATTCAGCTTCAGTGGCTCGGCGCGAAGCTCTCGCATATCGGTGACAGGGCACGGCTCGCCGTCAAGGCGTACGTCCTGCCCGGCACGAAGGGCCGTGACTACCTGCGTCGTGGCCTCGTGAAAAACGTCTCCTGGCGCGGCAAGGTCAGTCAGGAGCGGTTCGAGCAGGGAGTGAAGATCAAGAAGTTCAACATCGAGTCCATCGATCTCGCCCGTCCTCGCACCGCAGGGATGTCGGCGGCTCTGATCGGCGGCCTCACGAGCGAGATGGAAGGAGGGAAAGTGAAATCGGAGGAAATCGCCGCACTGACCGAGAACGAGCTTCGGTCGTACAATCCGGTGCTCGTCGCGGGCATCGAGAAGGCGGTCAAGGATCCGCTCGACGTGAAAATCGGGGAGATGGAGGGTGACGCGGCTGCGGTCAAGCCGACGCTCGACCTGATCCCGGAATTTCGCCGCATCCTCGGCCTGGCCGACGACGTGGACGACGTGACCGTGCTCGGCAAGGCGCTCGCGTCGATCCGGGAGGCGGGCAAGTCCGTCCGCGACTCGATCCTCGAAACCGTTCTCGCGAAGAAATTCAAGGACGAGAACACGAAGAAGCTCGTCAAGCGGCTGATCGCGTCGGAGATGGACGACGTTCGGGATTTCAAGGCGACTGGGGATTCCGACAAGGACGAGAAGAAAATCTCCGAGATGGTCAACACGTTCATCGACGGCGACGATTCGCTGAAGGCCCAGGTGTCCGAGATGGAGGGTGACCCGAAGAACCCGCCATCGTCCGGCCGCCCGCGCAACGAGCCGCGTGAGTTGAAGCCGGGCTTGACAACCACGCGGATTCGCGTCCGCGCTGCACGCTAGGAGGAGGTGAAAATGAACACGACACCCAAGAAGAAGACGACATCCCGTGCAGAGGCCGGAATCGTGGAGGCAGACGCCGAGATCCAGCCGAACGACGAGGCAATCGCCGCAGGCGAGGCGTTTTCAGAGGAAGCTCTGGAGGCCGACGCCCTGATCGAGTCGCTTCAGTCCACGGTGAAAGTCTCCGGGATGAGTGAGGAGGAGCAGAACATGGACATGACTCCTGTCGTTCTCGGGCCGCCCGCGTACGGCTCGCCCGACCCGATTTCATCCGGTGGGCGGCTGTTGCCGCTTGGCGAGCATCCGTTCCGGCCCGACCTGCTGCCGGAAGACCATCCCTCGCGGATCGATCCGGAGTACGGCAAGGGCTACGAAGGCGTGCTCTCGCCCGACGAAATCGGTGGCTCGTTCCCGGGGGCACCGGGACGCACCGACCTGGAGCGCGACCAGCAGGGCGCAGACCAGAGCGCAGAGGCCGTGGATTACAACGAGCAGACGAAGGCCGACCTGCTCGCGGAGGCGCAGAGCCGTGGCCTCGACGTGTCGAATTCGAACACGAAGGACGAGATCGTCTCGGCGCTCGAAGCAGACGACGCCGCAGCCTGAAATTCGAGGAGACGCAGAGGGATTCCTGAAAACAATTCGTTGATGTGCAAGGAAGGAGTTGGGAGATGGGTCAGTTGAAGCATGACGGCAGGGCAACGCAGAACGGCGTTACCTTCCCTGCCGCACAGGCGATCACGAAGGGGGATCTCTACCGCGTCAACCAGTGGAACGGGATCGCCCTGAAAACCATCGGTGCGTCGGACACACTCCGCGTTGCCGACATGGAAATCGCTCCGGATCGGATCTGGTACGTCAAGCTCCCGGCCGCGCTCTCTCCGGCCATCGGGGACGTGCTCTACTGGACGACCGGCGCGGGCTTCAAGCGGGGCGACACGGATCTCTCGGCAACGGTCGCAGGCTCGCCCGCTTGCAAGGTCGAGGAAACCAAGGATGCGAACGGCTGGTGCGCCGTCCGTGTCCTCAACATCGGAGTCTAGAAGGGAGGGAATTTCATGGCGAAAAGCCAAGGCGTTCTGATTCCGGACGCGCTGACGATGGACAAGATCACGCGCCGGGACAAGAGCGGCCGGATGTACATCGGTCACGACGGCAGGTTCGGCCCGGTGCAAGGGGCAGCGATGCCGGAGAGTCCTGGCGAATTTCAGGATCTGACCCATCGCCGCTGGTCGCCGCAACGGCTGGTCGGTGAAATCGCGACCGTGCAACTGATCTCCGCCTCGGAGATGTCCGTGCAGACGGACGATTTCCTGAAGGGATCGGTCGAGATCGACCTGCTCGTGCCCGTGCAGGAGATGATCACCACGTCGGACGGCGCGATGGATCTGCTCCAGAAGGTCAGGATCGACATCGACCAGGGGCTGGCGACCGTCCCCGTGCTCTACACGCCGCTGTACGAGCGCGTCAACGGCCCGTTCCCGGGCGGCTCCGTGCAGATCGGCGGCGATGTCGTCTTCGACGCGAACGTCGTTTTTCAGGAGAAGTTCGAGGCCGGTGAAATCATCTTCGGCACGCTCGCAAAGGCCGGAGTGCCGACGTTCGTCCCGATCTCGACGTACGCGGCGGGCTTCGAGTGGACGGAGGACATGCTGGAGTACGACCGCTCCTATGAAATCTCGATGAACAGCCGGGCTTTCGGACGGGCGTACAACTACCTGCTCAACCACGTCCACCTCTCACCGATCATCGCCTACACGTACGCGGCGGCGAACAAGACGGCGGCCGTCGCCGGGCAGGGCAACCTCCAGGCGAACACGCTCGTCGGTTTTCAGAACGCATACCGCCATGCCGCACAGGCGCTGCCACAGCGCGTTCCCTCCTGGATCCTCGCCAACGAGGCGGATCGTTTTCAAATCGAGGACGCGCTGCTCACCCCCGTCATCGACTCGCAGGGCAACCCGCTCCGGCGCGTCCCGGTCACGGGAATCATCTACTACAACGGCGCGACGGTCACGAACGGCGTCAAGTCGTACGTCTAC